AGTATTATATTTAGGATTTAAATCTCCTAAAACTTTATTGAAGTCTACAGACTGATATGGTAATTTATTTACTAGATTTTTTAAAAAACCAGATTGCTTTTTTATTTGTTGGTCAGCCATTATTAATATTTAATTTATTTTAAGAAAAAGTAAAGGTTAATAAAGTGTTATTACTACTTAGAGTTTGTGCTTCTAAAGTATCGGTAGTCAAATCATAACCAGCTGAATTAGAAAGAACAAAAGTAAAATCTGCAGTTAAAGGTTCAGATGAAGATAGTAAAGGCAAATTAAATGATAATACATTATCACCAAAAACATTATAAGATGATAATTCGTATCCTGAAAAATTTACGTTATTAGTAAACCCTGTAAAATGTTTTAGATGATCGTTTATATAAATATCATCTGCAGATAATTTATCAAATTTATTACTACTTAAATATAAATTTTCTAAATTATTAAAACTATAACCATTTACAATTACATTACCTGTGGTGCCTTGAGTTAGAGTTAAGTTATCATACAATCTAACGTTATTATAAAATATATCAGTAACCGTTGGGCTACCTGATATACTTACCGTCTCCATATCATTTACTAAACCTGTAGATAAAGGATATGTATAATTAACTCCTGATAATGATTCGTAATTATCATAATTTTCTAATTCAGTTTTATTATGAAAATTGCTATCTATAAAGAATATATTACCATCCGGGTTATCAGTATCCTTAAATAACCAACCTTTAATTGTAAATGAAGTATCAGCAGTTACTCTAGCTTTTTGATTAGAAGCTAGTGTAGTAGGGTATTGCATACTTACATCCCCTGCCCATAAAACTTCACTTCTAATTTCTTGATCAACACTTAGGTTAAAAGCTTCTGGAACCTTCCATGAGATAATTATATAAGGATTACAAAATGGAACGAAGTTACTTAAAATTTGATCCATATCAGTTTGATATCTAGTTAACACCGATACTGATAATGTAATATTAATTGGTACTGGAGCTTTTATTCGTCTAGATACTTTTTCATTACCAACTTCACCCTGATAATAAAAACCATCAAGTTTATTAAAAACTCTACTTTGATCTCTACTTATACCAGTAACATTAACTGATACTACTGGTAGAGTCAATGTTTTATTTTCATTTACTAAATCTTGTAAAACTCTTTGCTTAGGTGCATAGATATAACGAGCCTTTATTCTATCTTGTTCTTCCCTATCTCTATTAAATCGACCAATAACTATTTCGTCAAACGCAGCAACAAACTGCGTTAACATATCTTTTATTTCGAAATAAAAAGGCCTAGCTCTCACTTAATTATTTATCCCAAGGAAACACTAACCAGCGAGAAGTATGCAAAATATTACCAGAAATAGTATTTTTAAAAAATTCAGTTCCTTCTCTCTGAACTAAACTAACATATAATACGTTAGTGTCATCTATATCATATTCAGAAAGAAGAATAGATTTTACTGCAGTAAACGTACGACCACTATCATTTATATCATCAATAACTAATATTTTTGAATCTTTACTTATTTTATTAGGTTTTTGATAAACTATAGTCTCTTTATATTTACCTTGATCTTCTCTAGTGCTTATACCTAAATTATGAAGATTAAGTATACCTAATTTATAACTTAGAGTAGCTGCAGGTATTAAACCTCCTCTACCTAAAGCAATAATAGTATCATATTTAGTAGATTTTCTTTTTAATTCATCACTTAAACAGTCAAGTAAAAAGTCTACATTATCCCAGGTAAGTTCTAATACATCAGCCACATATTAATTATAATATATATTTTATGATAATCAAGATATTTGTTCTATAATAGATGTATATAAATCTATTTTACTTTTAAGCACCGAACCTGTTACATTTTTATCAATAAGATCATGAATATCATTCTTTAATCTGTTTAACATACCAAGAGCTTGTTCACTATCTATAACTCCATAACCTTTAATTGACATTTCTTCATCACCACTTATACCATTTGGTACTACTGGAGCACCTTTAACTTTAGCAGCATGAACAGTTGGTAACCCATATCGATTATAAGATTGACTTCCAGGTGCGTCTTTTGGTCTATACTTAAGATTTTTTTGAGGGTCTCTTTGTTGCATCGAAGCAATTGCCGATTGATTTAAATTATTTTCATAAAGATTAAAAATTTTTGATTGATCACTCATTATTATTATTTAATATAAGAAAATTTAATAAATATATTAAATGGAAAAGCCTATTACTTTCTTTCGCTCCATATTGGAAAATATTAATTTTGCTTCTTTTTTCTTAGCGGCAGTTGGTGCTTTAGCTGCTTTATGGTTAAATAGTAATTATGTTTCACAAGAAGTGTATGAGAAGGATCAACAAATAATTTTTTTAAGACTTGAAAGTTTAGAAACTGAGAGACAGGCCTTACGATTTATGGCCCAATCAAATCAAACAGAAATTAGAGAGTTACTTCCATTAGTAGAAAAAATAGAAACATTAGTTAGTAATTTCATAACACCTAACGGTGAAGTTATTATTACTGAGAGTATGAAAGAAATGGAAGTAGATATTGCTGAAATAAAGAAAGATATCGAGTATATGAAAGCTCGATTATGGCCAACAGATTAAGAATATAATTCTAAGTAGATTTTTGTATATTTGTCTTCAAACTCTCTGGCTTGTATCTCCATAGGATTTTTATAATATTTATTAGTACAATTTGCTGCATCTTTATCTGTATAGTTTAATTTAGACTCTTTAACTTTATCTAAATTATCTTGAGCAAAATGACAAAGCTCATGAAAATAGGAACTAAGATACCATTCTCTTTTTTTAGCTAAGGAACGTTTAGGGGTTTTATTTCCTATTTCTATCTCATCACACCCAAAGTAATAACCAGAGGTATCACAATCTATAGTTCTAATTTCCAGATCATAGTTCCATATCTTTCTAGTTGCTTTATACTCGTTCAATATAAAATTAGTAAACCGTTCCAGTTCCTTAACCTTTACATTTACAGACTTATATAACTTTCTTGCTTTCGTATTAAACTTACAATTAACTATAATCACAATAATATTATATCACAGTTCCCATAAAGAACCCGATCTTCTAGAAGATCGGGTTAAATTATATATTAAAGTTTTTCAATTAAGGAACTAATTAACTTACCTTTCGTTCCTATTACTGAGGTATCAATACCATAATCATTAGCTAATGATAATAATTTAGCATTATCTAAACTTCCTAATTCAGTAAGATCATCCGATAAGGAACTCTCTACTATAGGTTCCGGAGTTTCATCAGCAGGAATACTATCGATGTGTTCCTGTAACTGGGTTACCATTTTAGACTTTAATAAGCGCCTATCAAGCTCTATACCGTATTCACGACCCAGTGCTTCAAGCTCATCTTTACTTAATTTGCTTACGTCTGACATTATTAGTATCCTAGAAGTTTCTTTCTTATAAATTCAGGACCAACAATTGTATTTTCTTCACTACTTAATGATGGAAATACAATTGGCCCAGCTGTAGCTGATTGCGATGCTGCTGGATCACCTAAAGTATATTTAACTGATGTATTTGATCCAACCTTTTCATGCTCTGCAGTTGAGGTCTTGACAAACACTTCCACTCCAGAAAAATTAGTCATAATCGTTGTATTACCTGCAAAAGTATAACTATGGGTGGTGGGTCTAAAATGATGCTTATGTTTGTGTTTGATTTCTGTAGGGTCTGGTGTCTTAAGTGTGTAAGTAAATAGCTTACCTAAACCGTGATGTGATTTAGAAGTCACTACATCATCTGAGTTAAACAATACTTGAACGATAGGTTGTTTGTTAACCGATCCTAATTTATCGACGAATAATAAAACATCTTCATTATTACTATTCTTACCCTTAGCTGATAGTTCAAACACTGCTGTATTGCCTGGTTCAATATTAAATCTATCTGCTGCAGCAAAGGTAGCAGGATTTAAATTAGTTAACTTTCTGAAACCACTACCTTCGCCGATTGGAGGGTGGGACATAACGTCTGCTGACAAAACTGTTGTATTTAAAAATGTAGCCATGTAATTATTTAATCAATTAGAGTTTAAATTTAAAAGTTTAGCTACCTATTCCTTAATAGTCTTAACTCCAGAACGGCTAGCTGTTCTGTGGTCAACGACTTAATATGATCTTTTAGCTGTTCAATCATATCGGTTTTAGTAAGACTACTATCTAACTCCTTAACATAGTCGCTACCATACTCAACAATTTTTTCTTTTGATAACCAAGAATATTCATCCATACTATTATTTATACAATCGCGCAAAATTTCCCCCGACACCAAACAAAGCGCGGATTTGTCGCAGATGGTCTTAAATGTATCCTAATAATCTAAGTCTTTGTAACTCAGGGTAATTTGCACTATTCTGAAAATTTTGTGTTATAGTTAAACTGGATATAAATCCGCTATTATCACCGTTAAAAGCATCATATTCTAAAAGAACACATTTACGATCTGATTTTCTTACAATTAATATTTTACCAGCATTTGTATTTGTACCATTTTCATTACTTTCAATAGAAAAATTAAAACCAAAAGTAGGAGTCGTGTTAAAAGTCTCTGTTTCATCATCATCCCCTCCTTTATTATTAGGCCAAGCTCCTGAATAATAGATTAGAAAATTATCTCTAACTGTAGCGTAATTGCCAAATATACCCCATGTCGGTACTTTTTGAGAGTTGGATCCATTTTTAGCCGAATTCCATGAAGAAAAATCAGTAAAATTAGGATTAAAAACTAATCGGAGACCGTTATCTAATTCATTCGTTATTTGCCCAATATATATACTCATAATAATATTTAATATTATTTATATAATTCCAAGTAATCTAAGTCTCTTTTATTCAGGATAATTAGCATTACATCTAAAAAAGCGCAGATCTCCCAAACAATCGCGCAGATTCTCAACGCAAGTTTTTGTCGCTGATTGTCGCAGATGGTCTTAAATAGATACATGTACGAATATAAAGCAGTAGTTGTTAAAGTTGTTGATGGTGATACCGTTGACGTGGATATAGATTTAGGTTTTAATGTATGGTTAAAGGAACAGCGCATTCGTCTGTATGGTATAGATACACCAGAGAGTAGAACTAGAGATAAAGTAGAGAAGGTATTCGGGAACTTAGCTAAACAAAAAGTTTTAGAATTTTGCCCTATAGGCTCAAATATTATACTCCAAACCAAGACCGATGATAGTAGAGGTAAGTATGGTAGGATTTTAGGTGAGCTAGTTACACTAGAAGGAACTAATGTTAATACGTTCCTTATAGATAACAATTACGGAGTTGCTTACTTTGGTAAATCTAAAGATGAGATAGCCGATGAGCAGCTAGCTAATAGGAACATTCTTATAGAGCGTAAAGAAGTTATCTTATAGAGTGTATTATAACTGTACCCTTTTCAAGGGTTAGTCACTGGAACGTTTCCTCTTTCAGAAAGGAACCTTATATAAGGAACGTTCCGCTTCCTCTTTAGCCAAGGAACAAGTCTTCAAGGAACGATTTCCTTTTTATATATAAAAAAATTTTTCCCAAAAAAAATTTAAAGCATGGGACCTCCCAAGGCCTGAGACCCGTGCTATATATAGGAAAATTCTCACGTTAACTTCTCTGAGCGGGGTGTTCCTCTGCGAGGCGGGGTACCCGCATGCAAAAAAGAGGCCGCTCTCTGACGAGAACGACCTCTAACAACAACACACACTATCTAATTAGAACTACATTGCGAATGCAGCTACTAAAAGTCTATCTATCTCAGCCTTAGCTCTAGTACTAAGCTCTACATTAGGCTCACCCATTAGCTTTATTACTTCGTCGGCATCTATAGGGTATTCAGTACGGCTACTTGGACTATAAAGTATAAATTTCACATTGGTTACGTCAAAGCTATCGTAGTCGCCGATGGTATAGCTATCGGGAAGGAAGATATGATACTTAGGTTCCATCTTACTGGTTGCAGAACGCAACCTTCTCCTCTCTAATGCCGAATGCCTCGCGCATACGCTCGAGGGTATCGGAGTAGTTATCATTGACCACGCCAATCAGAGAGACCATCTCAGGGTTAAACTGATCGGAGAGGCACTCGATGAGAGCAAGCTTAGAGCTCTCATTACGAGCGGCACGGCAGACGACATCGACGGCATTATATAGCTCGCCAATGGTTACGTTATCGGTGTTGTGTTCGTTATCCATACTACGATTATACGACTGTTCCTCTTACTGGGGGGTTGAGCTATATGGGAACGCCGATATAATTTAAGCATAAGACCAGAGGGTCTGGCGAGGACTCCCTTTCGGAAGGGGCCTCGGAGCCTGCGTTCCTCTTTACCGGGGTCGCCCCCTTCGGGGGCTCTGTCGCAGGGATTAGGAACTCAGATATAATTATAGCATGACGCCACGAGCGTAGGAAGGACTCCCTATTTGAAACTGCCCCGGAGACTGCGTTCCTCTTTCTTCCGGATTGAGGAACGTCGGTATAATTATAGGGAATGCGTAACCCCCTCACGTGTAAGCGACTGCGGGGAAGGGAAAAATTTTGCGGAGATACTAACCCTCATACAGATCCTCTACTCTGTCCATTAACTTGTTATGATGCTCCTGATCGTGATAAGAGCCTGCACCATGAGGAGCTTTCTCTTCGGGAACCGGTAAGTTACAAGTTGGATCAGATGAATCATACTCTAAGTACCATCCTCTATCTTCCTTCTCTTCCTTCTTAGGCATGTTCATAAACTCTGATGGCTCATTGCCTACCTCTTCAGACCTCTTTAACATATGCGAGATCTGCGCTTTTAACTCCTCAGTTACCTCTTTCGGTATTGTAACCTTTCCCATATAGTCATGCATGATCTTAACCTCTAGAGTATTTATAAGGC